CAAAGGTGGATTCATTTCCAGATGATGCTATTGACATTCTTTTTACGTGATTCTAACCCAAAATCGAGAGCTGGGGGAACTGTTGGGAAATCCGAAGGGAACAAAATCGTTTTCTTCATGGAGTGAATTTACGGATTTTGTAAATGGAATGCCTATAAGAACAATTCAACCTTTCGTTTCCGATTTCAATGCTTTTGCTGGAGAAGGATTCTATGGTAATGTCGTTCAAGGATTGGTTATAAAACAATTAGAAGATGTTGTTTTCATCTTCGGAATAGCAATAGACGGAACATTAATATTTAGAAAAAGGAATTATCCAGACGTTTCAACTTGGGAAAATCCTAAGATAATAATTCACAGTAATAATTGACATAAAATCTATTCGAAACGAGAGCTGGGGGGATTCTTGGGTATAAAAAACGGGTGGTCCGGTACAAGCCGGTTCCACCCGATCCTGATATGCACAACGCCATGTGCAGTGCAAAGGTAATAAATATCTGAATAAACCGCTATATTTTTCAAGATATAGAGATTTCTTCCAAATCTGATAATCGCCGACAGGCAGAAATTCTTGTTTAAATTCCTACCTGTGTGAGCGTACTAATATCTATATCTACTTTAGTTGCTGAAATGACATTATTAATCGGTATGCGGTTGGCAAAATATGCTACAGCGTATCCCCATCCTGCTACATAGACATAATAGTTATCATCATCATCTTTATACATTTTTATTGATAACGGTCCAGAATTATGAGTAATACATAAATTATTACCATAACCATGTCCGCAGATAATAGAGTAGTCATCAGCTATTGCCGAATTACCTTCACCAACAATCTTAACAATCAAATTTCTATTTCTCGTAAAATCAATCCTATATAAAGCCGGAGAGCCTGTGTTTGCTGATAGATTTATATAGTTTCCATTTTGCAGAAGTCCCCCCAGAAGGGATTTTAAAGCTCATTTCCGTTAAATTTGTTCCATTTATAAAATGCTCCATTATTAGCAACTCTAGTATAAAAATATGTATGCCCATTAGGAATATAAATTTGAACCTTTCGTCTCTCATAATCTAGCGGATTATCAAATACAATTAAACTACCATAAGGGTATGCTCCTTCTGGTAAGTTGGGATTTGAGGAAGACGAATTAAGGGGTTGAATTTTATAAAATCCCATATTTAGCATCTGATCAAAATCTTGCCCATTTACAGGAGTATATGGTTTAAAAAATCCCAAAGAATCCGGCAGAAGTCCCCCCAGATCGGTATCATGGACTTTATTCTGTTAAGATTTTAGTCCAATTTTGCCAATTGTTATACCATTGTATACGTTTAAATACATTATCGTGTCGGAAAAAAAACTGAAGTTTACAACTACTCGATCCGTCCATAAATCCCAATGTCAATAGACCTCCCGGTGAAGAATCTGTAGGTAAATTGGTAGAACCAATATATGCAAAAATAAATTCATTCATTGGGGTTTCATTAGCATCCACTACCTTCATTCCTTTATCCTTAATGCATGAGGCAATCCCTATCAGTCCCCCCAGCTCTCGATTTTGGGTTAGAATCACGTAAAAAGAATGTCAATAGCATCATCTGGAAATGAATCCACCTTTGATATCGACGAATCAAGAACATAATTATTGTACGATTCAACCGATGCGTAATAAATACGTCCCAATAATACCATTATATAGATATTTTTGTCTGAATCAACTTTTAAATTAATCCAATCCTCGTTATTACCGGCAGCTTTGACTGTACCTGATGAATTTTTAAATATGCAAATATCTATAATCTTACCATTTATAATATCAGCACCATGTAATATTATACCTACATAATTTGCTGTTAAGTTTCCCAACTTATAGATAGTCCCATTCCCAAATGCAAAACTTTGCATCCTATCCCTCATTATTTTATATTCAATCAATCCGCTTTTCGTAGTTGTTGCAATCGGCAGAAGTTCCCCCAGGAGCAATTTTTTATGTATTGTTTTGTAATAAAGATAGAAATACTTAACTTTAAAATAAAAACTGCCATGTTAGAAAAAATTAGATATCGTTTGGTCTATAATCGACAAAAGAAACTTAATAAACAAGGAACTGCCTTAGTGCAGGTTGAAGCATATTTAAACCAACGTAAAGCCTATTTTAAAACAAATGTATATTTAAAACCAGAGCATTGGAGCAAACAAGGAGCACAAGTCGTAAACCATCCTCAAAGTAACGAACTCAATGCGATGTTATATGGTTACATATTAGATTTGCAGGCAATAGAACTGAATTGCTGGAAAAATGGTATTGATGCCACACTTTCAAAATTAAAAGAGTTTGTTAAAAAAGATGTATCACCTTCCATCTCGTTCTTGAAATTTGCGCAACATACCATAGAGAATTCAGATCGAAAAGCGCGTACAAAAGATAACATGCTGGTAACAGTGGCGACATTAAAGGAATTTCGTGGCATAATTGATTTTAAAGATCTTAATTATACTTTTCTTAAGGATTTTGATGTATTTTTACGAAATAAAGGATTGCAAGTCAACACGATAGGAAAGCACATGAGAGTACTTCGCACCCTTATCAATGAAGCAATAAACCAAGGGTATATTCCACAAGATGCCTATCCATTCCGCAAGTTTAAAATTAAGAAAGAACAGACAGAGCATCGTTTTCTACTGCCTAACGAACTTGAAAAGATGGAATCCTTGAAACTACCTGAAAAGAAGAATAACAGCCAACATGTTCTTGATGCTTTCCTGTTCTGTTGTTATACGGGACTCAGATTTTCCGATTTTAAACAGTTGAGCAGTCGTAATTTAATCATTATAGACGGGAATAGTTGGTTGATATTGAACAGCCTTAAAACTGGATCAAAACTTCAAATACCTTTGTATCTGCTATTTCGTGGAAAGGCTCTAAGCATTATAAGCCACTATAACAGCATAGAGGAATTATCTAAGATAGGATGTAATTCAGATACAAACAGAATATTACAAAAACTGGTTCAAATGGCTGGGATTAATAAAAAGATCACTTATCACACGGCCCGGCATACTTGTGCTACTCTGTTGGTCCATCAAGGTGTTCCAATTACAACAGTACAACGAATTTTGGGACATACTTCTGTTAGAACGACTCAAATATATTCAGAAGTTTTTGCTGAAACATTGATTAAAGACTTAAGATTGGCTAATGAGAAGAGTAGCTTGAAGAATATAGAAATTGTAAAACGAAATCGAAAGAAAGCAAATAACAACACGGGAAAAGTTCCATTAGCGATAGAATAACATAAAGTTTATCTGTTTTATACTCGTACTTATGACCTTAGAAATTAACAAATATCATTTGTAAAAAAAGCGGTTTCAGTTACCTGATCCCGCCTTTATCCTGATATACACATCGCCATGTGTGGTGCAAAGATAATAAATGTTTATTAAAACTACATTTAAATCGGATTTAAAATCACATTTTGATTTGTGTTAATAAGTGTGATTCTAGAACAAAATGTTTTGTAAAAGCGGAACATTTTGTTTTGCGGCTTATACATGTCCCCCCAAGGACACCAGGCATTAAACATTACTTTTCATGGAGGTAGCAGGCCTTTTTAGAGGCCTGCTACTTTTATTCTGAATATAGTTTGTAGGACAGATCAATTCTTTAGCAAAAAGAATTAATATCTGGATTCTGTTTTCAAAAATAAGCATAAATTGATTCATAATCAAATTCCAGTTATGAATAGGCTGTGTCCATTTTTTATCAATCTCCTTAAGTGAAAGATACACGGTCTTTTTGACGGCACCATCTGAAGGGAATGAAAGTTTTGATTTTGTCCTTATCGTCAAAGCGCACAGTCTTCAGCGTGAACTCTCCATCGATGAAAGCCACAACGATGTCACCGTCCCGAGGTTCCAAGGCCTTATCTATGACAAGCAGGTCGCCGTCATCAATACCGCAGTCCTTCATGGAATTTCCAGAAGCACGGGCATAGAAGGTAGTGGCCGGATGGCGTATGAGTTCCCGGTTCAGGTCTATGCTGTCAGTCATATAGTCCTGAGCCGGTGACGGGAACCCTGCCCTCACTCCCTGATCGGCAAACGGCAATGGCAGTTCGCTGCTCAGGTCGGCAGAGTACATGGTAAGTTTTATGCTCATCCCAGTAGTCCTTTCTCCAGCATTTCCTTACGAAGAAGTTCTTTCTCAACCTCAGTCATATCAGCCAGTTTCAATCTGTGGGGATTCTGTCTCTGATAAGCCTTAACATCTTCAATTACATTCTGAAAGTCATACAGAAACTCGCGAGAAGCGCCATGCTTTCTGTAGATTTCAATGGCTGCCTCCAGGACTTCTACCGTACAGGTATCGTCACCTTGAAATACAGTTGCCGGTATTTGATTTACGACGCATTTTCGTAATAAAGCAAGTTGATCTTTCATAAGTCTGATTTTGTTACAAATTTAAAATATAGGGAAGAAACAATTTAGATGTGTAAAACCATCCCAGTTGATCAGAGTGGGAATACAACCAGGAGCCAATTTAGCTCCAGTTGTATAAAAGTGTCCCGTTTACTGTTCTTCCAACTTACTGATGGCTTTTACAAACTCCTTAGCAGGCTTGAAAGAAGGGATATCATGTTCCGGTACAATTACTGTAGTGTTCTTGCTGATATTGCGAGCGGTTTTTGCAGCTCTGTGCTTCAGAATGAAACTTCCGAAGCCTCTGAGATAGACAGGTTCTCCTTTTTCTAGTGCTGATTTAACTTCAAACATGAATGCTTCAACAACACTTAACGATGTAGCATAGTCAACACCTGTAGTATTCGAAATCTTCTTTGCTAATTCTGATTTTGTCATATATGTATATTGGATTATGTTTTGAAATAGAATGCAAAGGTAATGATATTTATCGCGACAAGTAAAGGAGTAATGAAAAAATAGGATTGAATGTAAAGTGCAATATAATAAATCATTAGGTCTAATTAAATGGATAAAGACATGGCAATAACGTGGAAATTTCGTATCTTTGTAGAAAGGGGGTTCTCATAATATGGATGAATGCATTTGTGGAAATGCAATAGTTCATGACATAGAACCAGGTGTTACTATAAATTAAGGCAAAAGAGATATGAAAGTAAAGTTCAGAATAGAAAGCAATGCGTTTATTCGAGATTTTGAGGTAGACTTTGATTGGAATCTGCCAGTGCTACCAAGAAAGGGAGAAATCGTTTCGCCCAATATTATCATGCTTGGCAAGATTGATATAGAATCAACCTTGAATAATCTTTCAATCGAAGGGAAAAGGGATTTTGAAGGATATTTAGATGGTGAGCAAGAAAAGAACGATGCATTCTATACCTGGCTTTGGGAAGTAATCTGTGAGGTGAACATAGTTAAGTCTGTTCACTATGAAATAGATAAAGATGATTGCTTTCAGGTATATCCGGTTATTTACTTAAGCGATAAATAATATAAACATTCTCTTAATCATATTCAATAAGCGTCTTGAATTATGGAGACTTATAATGATAAGATGTCGAGCATTTATAATCTGACCTTGGAACATTATCAGGAGTTAGAAAATAATATCGGATACTGCGACAATATAGCAGATATAAAATCAAAGATAAAAGATGAAGGCGTTACTGACATAAATATTCTCAACGAACTTAATGTTGATGAGCCTGACACAAGTCTAGTTTTCGCAAGCATTCTTAAAAGCAAAAAGAATGTAGTTCTATCAAAATTCATAAATGATTATCTAAGTAAGGTGGGCTTTGGTTTCGAGGTAAAACAACCAGTGATAACAGCAGAAAAGAAGTATAGAATTGATATTCTTATAGAGGACAAAGATTATGCTATTATTATCGAAAATAAATTGTTAGGAGCGGTATATCAAAGAAACCAGTTATCACGCTACATCAAGCGAATCGAGAATGAGGGGTATAAGCCAGAACAGATATTCATTGTAATTATACCAGACTATTATACTGATGACTACTTAGACAATATAAGGCGTTCTGTTTGGAAATTACCACATGATTGGGAATTACCCAATAGCCAAAGAGAATGTGCCTGGCATGATGAATATTGTTGTCAATGCGATAATAGTCTGAACACAGAGTATGAAGATAAGAATTGTCATAAATCAGAGAAAAATTGTATAAATTATAAGAATCTATATAAGGAAAGAACTGTTATTCTTGATAATAGCTTTTCAGACTGGCTTTTAGAATGTTCTGAATGTATAGATAAGAAAGAAGTATTGCTACATTCTGCATTGATACAATTCTCCGACTATATTAAGATAAGGTATAATCAAAAACAAAGTGACGAGTATATTATGGAAATGAAAGAGTTTTTAAGGTCTAAGCTGGTCAAAGACAATAAAAATGACGAGAACAACTGGAAAATCGTCAATGAAAAGATCAGTCAGATAGATGATATGAAGAGGGGATTAGAGTCATTGAAACAAGAAATCTCCAAGAATATGATAAATGAATGGAGAGATAATCTTAAGGCAATGGGATGGAACCTCTCGTTTGAAGAAAACAAATCATTTGGATTTAATATAGAGGGTGTATGGTGTGGATGTTGGAGTGGATGTGAAGGTAATGGAAAATCAAACAATAATCAGCCATATTGGGGTTTTTATTCAAATAAAGAATTTACTGACGAGCAAAAAGAAATGATAGATTCTATTTTAGAATATTCTGGATTAGTTAAATCTGTAAACAAAGGGAAGGAATTTATAGCTTGGAATAGTACACTTAATGGAGATAAGAGGTGTAACCAATTATACGAAGCAGCTGAGAAATTAGGATATATAAAAAGATAAGAAAAAGAGGGTGTGTCAAATCTCATATTCAGAATATATGAACTTATAATTTGAAATTTGAGCATCCTAAAAGACTAAAGAAAGGATCGTATCATTACTCAATACAGAGTTTGATACGACCCTTTTAAATATCATAGTTATAATCTGTAATTATGAGGAGTTGTCACTTTAGTTTTGACACACTCTCTTATGTTTGTATGCTCGGCATGTATATTAGCTAACAGACATAATCCGCAATGAACCTTAATATCGGAAATTAAATCTAAAAGAAGATTGCTGCAAATATCTGTTTTACCGAATAGGAATCTCTTATAAGTCATACAGCTGTGGATGAGTCTGCAAACCAAGTCAAAGTCCTATAGACATTCGGAACTGTTGGTGATATTTCCTTGAGACTGCGAAAAATTGGAGCAGACATAAGATGAAAGTTAGAATTCAGAAGAGATCATATATCAATTGTAGGTGCACCTATAAGAATGGGCCAAATCGTACAGTGCAATAGTAAACAAAAGCTACCTGAGAGTCTTTTGTAATTAGATGCCCGCAAGGGACACTTCATTCATAACTCTATGATGGAATCCGATAATCGTATAAAAGTGATGTTTCTTGAAGGGATGATTGAAAGCGAATTGCCACACATCGAAAAGTGAAAAAACGAAACCACCGTATGCGAACGGTATTTACTGTGGTGTGAGAAGTCGGAAAAACAAAAGTAAGAATAAAACTACTTGGTTTCACTCCTACTCTATTTATATCTTCTTTCTAATAGTATGATTTTTGGCGAAATATCATACTTCTAAACAAATGTATGTTAATACTGAAATTCAAAACGGCATATTTTTATCATAATACCATAAAACACATTTCCTTTGTCATAACACAGGAGCAAAATGGTTTTCAGTTTTGTCTTCTGAGTATAAAACTTTTTTTTAATAACACATTAAAATCAGATTGAGAAATGTCAGGATTTGTAATATTCGTATTAGTCCTCACCTTTGCTTATGTGGTTTACTTTTCAGTAATGATTACCCTTGACCTTCATAGTAAGAAAGACGAAAAGAAAACGGATGAAGAGACCATTGATGTCAGCAGCATGGATAATGAAGAAGTGCCGGTTTCCGTGGAAGAACATAATGATGGTCCTGAAGGTAGTGACATGACATACACAGAGCAAGTAACAGATGACGGCCTTCGGGTAGTCATTCCAACAGGCAATAAGCAGACCAACAGTTCCCCTCCTGAAGAGGAAGAGTCTAAATCCACTCAACAGACTACTACAACTGAAGAGCTCAATAAGGAAAACGAAGAGAACATGGAAGAAATAGAGCCAGCTCCTCAATACAGTTTTTATCCTGATGAGTTCATGCAAAATCTCAACGACAAACACAACAAAAGAAAAATAGAGAAAAGGAATGCAATCGATAAACTGTAAAATCAATCAACTGTTTTTTATTGCCTGTTTCGGATTCATGTTCCTCCAGCCTCAGTCAGCATTTGCTAAATGCGGTGGTGTTGACTACAGCTGGGGAGCTGATGCATTGAGCAATGCCCATGATTTTACGGTCACAATGATACTCTATGTAGTATATCTTCTTTACGCTATTGCATCCATAGTAGCAATTATCGGAGCTTTACAAATCTACATCAAAATGAATACCGGTGAAGGAGATGTGACCAAATCAATCATGATGCTGGTCGGAGCTTGCCTGTTTATGATTGGCGCAACTATCATTTTCCCTGCATTCTTTGGCTATAATATTGTATAAAACTAAGAATTTATGAATCAAGCAAGTAAGGATAACATGTCTAATTTTTAACTGTAAAAACAACAAAAAATGAAGAAAATCAAGAATTTAACCAAAAGGATTTTCAATGCTAAACGTGTTGGAACACTGGCCATGTTGCTCTTTTGCGGAGTAGCTGCCACTTATGCTCAGAATGCTGCAGGAGACTACACTGCCGGAACAAATGCACTGACTACAGTTACAGAAGAAATAGCAAAGTACGTTCCATACGTGGTGAAGCTTTGTTATGCCATAGCCGGTGTCGTTGCCGTTGTGGGTGCCATCAGCGTTTACATTGCAATGAACAATGAAGAGCAGGACGTCAAGAAGAAGATCATGATGGTTGTTGGTGCATGTATCTTCCTTGTAGCTGCTGCACAGGCTCTGCCTTTGTTCTTTGGTATCTAACTATTATCCAAGTGATATGGATTCATCATGACAAAGGAATCGAGCAATCATCAATACGTCAGCTATCCCATGTTTAAGGGGCTTCAGAAACCCCTTGAATTTATGGGATTCGAAGGCAGGTATATCACCTGGGCTGCAGCAACTGTAGGTGGAGGTATTCTCAGCTTTATCATAGTGTATTGTATCCTCGGATTTGTTGCAGGACTCATCGTCCTTGCTGTCACTCTATGCATCGGTGCTGTACTTATCTTTTTCAAACAAAGGAAAGGATTGCACACCAAGAAAGAGGAACATGGCGTATTCATCTATGCCAATGCACATAAGATGTAATCGGACAACATGATAAATGAGCAAGAGAGTTTGATTTTGAATAGTGTGTGGTTAGGCTCACCCTCCCGTTAGGATGAGCCTAACATGGTTTATACGACAACTCTCAGATTGTAAACGTAACTGATAAGTAATCGAAAAATAAATTCAAAGAACAATGATTCTAAACGTCATCTTAACATTTGTGGCAATCCTTATTGGTATGGCTATCTCAGTCATGGCTTTCGGTACTGGAGGGAAACGCAAGAAAATCTTCCAGAATATATACTTCTCTTTGGAAGAGGTCAACGGTATCGGGGTGCTTTACACCAAGACCGGTGAATACTCAGCCATTCTGAAGATGGAAAACCCGGTACAGAAATATTCGGCAGACATTGACAGTTACTACGAGTTCAATCATCTCTTCACTGCCCTTGCACAGACTTTAGGTGATGGATATGCCATTCACAAACAAGATGTATTCATCCGCAAGAAGTTTCATGACGATAGTAATGATAATCATGAATTTCTGTCGGAATCATATTTCAACTATTTCACAGGTCGTACCTATACCGACTGTCAGAGCTACATGATTATTACTCAGGAAAACAAGAAGAGCAATCTTTTTTCATTTGACAGCAAGAAATGGCGTGATTTCATGGTAAAGATACGCAAGGTCAAAGACCAGTTGAGAGACTCCGGTGTGGATGCCCAATTTCTTGATGGCAATAAAGCCCGTGATTACGTAGACCGCTATTTCTCAATGAACTTCACGGACAAAAATTTGTCGATGAACAATTTCAAGGTAGATGACGAAGCTATTACCATGGGTGATAGAAGATGCAAGATATATAGTCTCGTGGATGTGGACTGCATCAACATCCCCTCTCTGGTACGTCCGTTTACAAACATTGAGGTGAACAATGTTTCCATGCCAGTAGACATGGTATCATTGTTAGACAGCATACCGTCAGCTGAGGTGGTCGTGTATAACCAGATGCTCTTCATTCCCAACCAGAAAAAAGAGCTTTCTCTGCTTGAAAAGAAAAAAAACCGCCATGCAAGTATGCCTAATCCAAGCAACCAGATTGCCGTGGAGGACATTAAAAATGTACAGGATGTTATCGCAAGAGAAAACAAACAGTTGGTATATACCCATTTCAATCTTATCGTTGGAGTACCCATCGATACGGATATTCAGCGATGTACCAATCATCTGGAGAATCTCTTCAGCAAGTTGGGAATCCACATCAGCAAGCAATCGTACAATCAGTTGGAGCTTTTTGTCAATTCATTCCCCGGCAATTGCTATTCTACCAATCCCGAATACGACCGCTTCCTGACCCTTAGTGATGCAGCAACTTGCCTTATGTACAAGGAAAGGATTCAGCATAGCGAAGAAACACCGCTGAAAATATACTACACCGACAGACAGGGAGTGCCTGTTGCCATAGACATCAGTGGTAAGGAAGGTAAGAACAAGATTACAGATAACTCCAACTTCTTCTGTCTTGGTCCTTCGGGCAGTGGCAAAAGTTTCCACATGAACAGCGTGGTACGTCAGATGTGGGAGCAGAACACTGATGTTGTAATGGTTGATACAGGTAATTCATACGAGGGACTTTGCGAGTATGTAGGTGGCAAGTATATCAGCTATACCGAGGAGCATCCTATCACGATGAACCCTTTTGCTATCAAACATGAAGAGCTGAACATCGAGAAAATCGGTTTCTTGAAGAATCTGATTATGCTTATCTGGAAAGGCACCCAGGGAGTAGTTACCAAGACGGAAGACCGGCTTATTGAGCAAGTCATCAAAGAATACTTTGACGAGTATTTTGTGAACCGTCGTATTGAGAATCTCTCGTTTAACACCTTCTATGAATACAGTATTGTCCGCATTCCACAAATCATTGAAGAAAATAAACTTTCCGGCATTGACTTGGCAGCCTACAACTATCTATTGAAGGACTTCTACAAGGGTGGAAGCCATGAGGTGACGCTGAATGAGAACCTGGACACCAAACTGTTTGATGAGACCTTCATCGTGTTTGAAATCGACTCCATTAAGGATGACCCTCTTCTATTCCCTCTTGTTACGCTTATCATCATGGATGTATTCATCCAGAAGATGAGAATCAAGAAGAACCGTAAGGTACTGGTTATCGAAGAGGCATGGCTGTGACATGTAAGTCTTGTATATGATTGTTCAACTTTCATTCCACGAGTTAGAAATAGAATGATTGAACC